CTGAAGCTAGGGAAAATGGCTTCACTGCAGTTTATATTCCTTGGTGGAAGTTTCCCGGTAGAGATAATCCTTGGTTAGAAAAAATAGAAAATAAAGATATAACTTGGATTGAGAGTCAATTAGAGCCTGAAAAATTAAAAGAAATCCAGAAAGATTTTACAATTAGAATGTTAAAGACTAGCGAAGATGAGGCTTATTATAAAGTCTTAGTTGAAGCATTTATCACCTCTGAAGAAGAGAAAGCTATGTTTACTAAAGCGCCAGTGGGTGAATGGCCATGGCTAAAGAAAATGTATGAGGCTTTAGGGACTCGTAAATTCAATCAAGAAATCATATCTAGGTTCTTAGGATCTGGAAATACAGTTATATCAACTAAGGCACTTGAAGAGATAGAGGCTAACGTTAAAGAGCCATTGTTTGAGGGCCATTTAAGTGAAAATGAAAAAATATCGAACTTAATAATAATTCAAAGACCAGTAGACGATATAACATATACGTTATCATCTGATGTAGCTTCTGGTTCTGGTAAAGATTATAGTACTATGCAAGTTTTTAGAGACGACACTCTTGAACAAGTTGCTGAATATAAATCGCAAATTGACACTAAAGAATTTGGCAAGCTTATCAAGCGAGTTGCTAAACATTATAATTACGCTTATGTGATAATAGAAACTAATCAAGGTCAATCAGTATTTAATGAAGTCTTTTCTAGCGAAAACGACCCTTATCCCAATGTATTTTATGAGTTCAAGAAAAAAGCATACAGAGGTCTTCATACTGGACCAGCTAACAAAAAGTTGATGCTTGATGAATTCATGCACAATGTTGAAAATGGTATTATCAAAATCTATTGTAAGAGAACTTTTGAAGAATTACAAGTTTTCATATGGCACAACGGAAAACCGACAGCTAGCGTTGGCTATAACGATGACTTAGTAATGCCACTCATGTTTTTGTCTTATCTGATGAAATATGGCAATAACCATACTAAGCTTCTTGGCTTTGTAACAGGTACTCAAACTGTGGGAATGAAACAAACGCAAGCTGAAGAAATGGAAGAAGAAATAGGGTATGCAAAAGAAGAAGAAGCTAGAAAATTTATTAAAGATGGATATGGCCTTGAATGGGAAGATTATAGGGATTTAGTTAGATAATATGGTAGCAGAAGAGCTTAAACTTAAACGAAAAGAATGGCGTAAAGCCCGAAGAGCTAATATTGTTTACGTAGAAAAGTACAGAGAAAGGCGCAGAGAATATCATTCTAAAAACAAAGAACGACATAAGCTTGCTATGAAGAAGTATCAAGATTTTGGTAAAAGGAATTTGATGATGAAGGCCAGAAGACAACGTCCCGATTGGAAGTTTAAAAAGAATAAACGAGTATTGTCTAAGTTACGCTCCGATCTAATTTACCACTTAAATAGACGATTGTCTTGTTCGATATTCCAATCTATTAGAGACAATAAACAAGGTCGGCGATGGGAAGATTTGACGGTTTATACCGTCGAGCAACTTAAAGAACACTTAGAAGCTAAATTTCAACCAGGTATGTCTTGGGAAAATTATGGAAAATGGCACATTGATCACGTGATTCCAAAATCTTGGTGGGAATATGAAAAGCCCGAAGATAGAGAATTTAAGCAGTGTTGGTCTTTAGCAAATTTACAGCCTTTGTGGAAAATAGATAATATTAAGAAAGGCAACGGTTATGCCGATCTAGTTAGATGATAATACAACGATTTAATGTGATAACGAAAGATAAATCTGAAATACTCTTTATTACAGGAGAACAATTATGGGAATGACAATGCACGACTTTTTCAAGGAACTAAATTATACACTCAACGAAGAGACTTCAAAATATCTAGAAAATTTAAGTGAAGTAAATCTTAAGCTTCTGATAAAAAGAGTTTATGAGAGTGCTGACTTAATTAAGAACGAGTTAAATAGACAAGTAAAACTTACTAAATATGAAAACGTTCAAGAAGTAGTTAAGACTCTCGATAAAGATGAGACTGTAAGATTTATTCATTGGATGTCAGAGAATATTTTTGGTGCCAATCAAGTCATCGAAGAACAATTAGAAAAAATTCTTGTGAAGTAGGAGCTTGTCTGCGAAAGAGTTGAAAAACAAGTTTATCAGATATTGAAGACTTACTTGAAATAATATTTTTAAAGGGGTTAATATAATGGCTAATTCAAAAAAGAAAGGGAATAGAGGCGAGCTAGAGCTCGTCCATTTGTTATGTGAAAAATTCGGAGAGGGACGATTTAAAAGGACTCCCAGCTCTGGCGCTCATACTGGCGGCAAAAATCAAGAAGCTGCTAAAAATCTACCCTGGGAGGCTAAGATTACTTTAGTAAGCGATCTAATTACTCCTTCAGATTTTAACTTTGTGATTGAACACAAATTTTATGCAGATGCTAATTTTTGGGATTTATTTTCTGAAAAATCAAATTGGAACCAATGGATAAATCAAGTCGAATCTGATGCTAACTTCGTTGATAAAACGCCACTTTTGGTTATCAAATACAATAGACACCAGAGGATAGCTTTAATAGATTATATATATTTAACAAGTTATGCGGTTTCCATGTATAGTGGAGACGAAGTTACAGAAGCAGAAGTAGATGAAGATCTTGTTGAAAAGATCAAAAACATGGCTCAAAGATTTATATGGAAAGGTTATTCTATTGTTGAATTTGACGATCTATTAAATCTACCTAAAGATTTCTGGTTTGATAGGAGTAACAATGCCTAGTCGCACAAAAGAAATAGAAAAACGTTCTGAAACTATACAACAGTATTTTAACAAAATTAATATTACTAGAATCAGAGATCTTACGACTCCCGTCGATAAAAGACCAGATGATTCATCTTTTGCATTTAGTGCTTACAGAACTTCCATTGAAAACTTAACGGTTATAGATCAAGGTAGGTTACAGAGATATAGAGAATATGAGCAAATGTGTTATGTACCCGAATTGAATGGTGGTTTAGAGCTCTACGCTGATGACGCTTCATTATATAATGAAGATGACGAAGTAGTAGAGACAGAATCAGAAAATCAAGAGATATCTGATAATTTATACGACATGTGGTTTAAATCATTAGATATGAACTCTATTCTATGGCACATCGTTTTCAATACTTGTAAGTACGGTGATGCTTTTTATGAAGTAATTCCCGACAATTATACTAACCCTAAAAAGATTAAGTATATTCGTTTTATACCGCCACAATTTGTGGTTAGAAGAGAAAAAGACGGAAACTTGTTAGAGTTTGTAGTAAAGATTACTCCTGACTCTAGAACACCGACTTCTGCTACTTATTATAGTTCAGCGGAAGCTTCTGAATTTATACTCAAACCTTGGCAGATGGTACATTTTAAATTAGACGATAAAGAATTTGATCCCTATGGTAAATCAATTCTGGAACCTGGAAGATTAACATTTAAGCAAATGAAGTTGATTGAAGATGCTATGTTAATTTACAGAATTAGTAGAGCACCAGAAAGAAGAGTTTTTGGTATTCCAGTTGGTAATTTACCATATAGAGAAGCAATGAAAAGAGTCGAAGATATTAAAACTAGATATAGAAAAACTCCATGGATTGACCCAACATGTTTATCATTAGAAACAGAGATACCACTACTTAACGACGAAACAAAAACTCTGGAGCAATTAATAAAAGATTTCGACTCTGATAAAGAAAATTGGGTTTATTCTGTTGATAGAGAAAATGAAAATCAAATTGTTCCTGGTAAAATTATTTGGGCTGGCGTCACAAGAAAAAATACTCAAGTAATAAAAATAACACTTGATGATGGTCAGTCATTTAAGTTTACTCCAGATCATAAATTTATTTTAAGAAATGGGGAATATTGCGAAGCAAAGAATCTTAAAGTCGGAGATTCTTTAATGCCGCTTTATACTAAAGAAACTAAAAGAGGCTATAGAACAGTTTATAATCCTAAGAATGAAAAATATTATCCCAGATACATGATGTCAGCAAGATTTACAAATAACGAATGGGATTCAAATTGGATAAAAAGAACTACGCACCATATTGATTTTAACAAGAAGAATGATTATCCAGATAATCTTAGTCTTAATATTAGCTATAACGAGTGGAAGGAAAGTCTTACCAAATATGAATACGACAAAATAATTGAAGGTATTACTTTCACACAAATTGAAAACTTAATGGGAAATCAAATTTTAGCGAGATGCAAAGTTGCACAACAATTAAATTGTAATCCTGGAGTAGTTCTTGATAGAGTAAAAAAACATGGTTATTCTTCTTGGAAAGACTATTGCTTAACAAAAAATCATAAAGTTGCTTTAATTGAATTTTTAGAAGAAAAGATTGACACTGGAACTTTAACAATTGATAAATACCATAACTTCGCAGTAGGAAAACAAAGTAGTGGTATTCTTGTTAAGAATTCTGGTGAGATAAACTATAACGCTAATCCATTGTGCTTAACACTTGATACTAAAATAGATTTACTAGATGGTAGGTCTGAGCCACTATCTACTTTAATAGAAGAATATAAAGCTGGTAAAGAAAATTGGGTTTATTCTATTGATACTACTAGAGATAATAAAGTAGTACCTGGTAAAATAGAATGGGCTGGAATAACTCGAAAGAATGCAAAATTAGTAGAAGTATTTGTAGACAATGGAAAATCCATTAAATGTACTCCCGACCATAAATTTATGCTTAGAGACGGTAACTATAAAGAAGCAAAAGATTTATTAGTCGGTGAAAGCCTTATGCCTAAATATACTAAAACATCTAAAAAAGGATATGAATTAATATTCAATCCAAGTACTAGAAAATATGTACCAACTTATATGATGGTGGTTAGAGAGACTCAATCAGGTCTTTGGAATAAAAAGTATTCTAAAAAACATATCCATCATAACGATTTAAGAAAGATCAACAATTCACCAAATAATTTGAAAATATTAGAATCAGTTGAACATTTAAGATTACATGCTATACACAACAAAGAAAACTGGCAAAGTAATGAATATAGATCAAAACAAATAGCTTCTAGAAAAAAAGCTTGGATAAATGCTTCAGATGGTAGAAGACAGCTTCAATCAGAAATTATGACCGAGTATAATAAAAGCGGGACTCATAAGAAAAGTGTAATAGCTAGAAACAATAAATTCTGGGCTGATGTAGAAAACAGAAAAAAAACTTCTTCTAAAATGCGAAAACCAAAATCTACAACGGAAAAAATGCATATAAAATTTGATGATAAATTTTGGGCTTATGTAGATTCGGCTATTAAGGTATACAATTTACAAGATAAGATGGTCGAATCTTTAAACTCAAATCAAGAATTTATAAATCATTTTACTTCTATTACGCCAAGGTCGAATAAGAAAATCCATCGACATCTTTTAACTAAAGCTTATAGATCAAAGGGATTTGATACTTTCGCAGAGTATTCTTCTTTTGTAAAAAATAGCGAGAACCATAAAGTTGTATCAGTTGTGTATTTAGACTATAAAGAAGACACTGGCTGTATAACAGTAACCGAATGGCACAACTTTATGACAAATGGAATAACCGTGAGAAATTCGATAAATGATGATTTTTTCTTACCTCGTCGACCAGATGGATCTGGTATTACAATTGAATATTTACCAGGTGGTCAACAATTAGGTGAAATAGATGACGTTAGATATTTTAAAGAAAAAATTCTTCGAACGATGAGAATTCCTATGGCTTATTTGACGGGAGAACTGACAGGTGATGTGGCCAGAACTTCTTTGTCTGCTATGGACGTAAGATTTGCCAAAACAATAGAAAGAATACAAAAACAGATTATAAAAGGACTAGAAAAGTTATCAATTATCGAGTTAGCTTTTAAAAGATTCTCAATTCAAGATATGCATGATTTTAGAATCTTATTAACTCCTCCATCTAAAATTTACGAAATACAAGAACTAGAAACATTGGCAAACAAATTTAATGTAATCCAGACAGCTCTACAAATGGCTGATGATAAGGGAAACTTATATTTGCCCAGAGAATGGTTATACAAAAAGATTAGTAAATTCAACGATCAAGAAATTTCTAACATTAAACTAATGCAACAAAGGGAACAGGCTGAGAAAGCTGAAGTTGAAGGTACAGAAGCTGAAGCTGGCGGATTGGGTGCAGGTGCAGGTGCAGGTGGATTAGGAGCTCCGGGCGCTGAAGCTGGTATCGCTGGGCCTGAGGCCGGTATGGCTGCTGGTCCCGAAGTAGCTGGTCCCGAAGCTGTGGCTGCTACTCCTCCAGAAGAAGCACCTGCAGCAACTGGTGGTGGGGCTGCTTTAACTGCTGCTCAAATTATAAAAGTAGCTGGCCAAGAGTTCTTGGTTGAAAACGAAGAAGACATAAAAGACCTTATAAAATTCGTGAAGCAATACAGAGAAAATGAAAAGATAACTAAAGATAAACCTATCCTGAAGACTGGGAGAAAAATGTACGAAAACAACTTCGAAAATTTATTCCTACATGGTGAGCTCAAAGGGCTTATCAGACGACGAAATAACAATAACAAAAGGGAAATGTTAAAAGATTAGGAGGACATTTCTATGAATTTAAAATATAGTCAGGTAGCAATGCTATCTAACTTCAGCAACGACAAAATGGTGGGTTTAATTAAGAATAAAATTTCTGAATCAGAGAACGCTGCCGTTGCTTTAGTATTTGACGACAAGCTAATCATACTTGATGAAGACAATAATAAATTCTATACAGTAGATTATAAAGTAGAAGATAAGGCTCTAATTCTTGCCAACTGGGAACCAATTGAATTGATACCAGATAATGACACAAGACTCGAAGAGCTTTCTGGAAAATTCTTCGACGTGCAAAACGAAGATGAAATCGCTGTTAAAGACTTAGTTGAAGCCTTCAGACTCAAGTTTTCTGATGAGCCCGTCAAAGAGCTAATTAATAGAACTGCATTAGATAAGAAATCTATTGTGGAATCTAATTCAAAAATCAAGGCTTTAAGAGAAGTTAGACAGACTAGAGCTCTATTTATAGACGACATCATAGACATTATGGAAGATCCTAAGATCAAAGCTTTAGCCTCAAGAATTAGTGAAAATAGCCCCATACAAGGGACAATAACTTCTATCAACTTCAAACAGCCAGTATCTGTAGCGCTATTTGAAGAATCTTCAAACAGAGTTGTTAATCTCTCCGAAAAAAAGAAATGCAAAATGAGATCGGGCAACGTTAAGAAGAAAGTTCAGAACATGTGGACCTCTGAATCTTTCAAAGAAGACATTAAGAGTATGATCGAAGAAATGACTAGCACTAACGATGTAAAGAAAGTGCTAGAAGATTTTGTAAATCAACATATCGAACTTCTAATTCTTGAAGAGAATGAATTAGAAGATTTAATTCTTAAGACAGCTCTTATGATCGGAGAATCTAAAAAGGCCGAAAGTCTATCAAGTTTATTCAAAGAATATTATAACTTAGAAGAAACAAAAAAGTCTAGAGAGGAATTCGTAAGCAGAAACAACTTATCTGAAGAAGAAGAAAAGGAAGTTCCTGCTGAAGAACTAGCCGCTGACGAAAAGAAACCCGAAGAAAAGCCAGCAGAAAAAGAAACTTCGATTGACGAAGATTCAATCAACAAGATCCTAAAGGTTATGAACAAGATCAAAGACAACCTTGAAGAAAAGACATTAGAAGCTAAATATGTTAATTCTTTTATTAATGCTTTAGAAGACGCTAAAGTTGGCTCTATCGGAGAAGGTAAACTTAAGGAAATTGTCGATTTCTTAAACTCTATCTATGAGCAAGCTCAAGAAGAGAAAGATTCCGAGGAGGAATAAAATGGGCGAATTCAAAATATTTTTGAATGAGATGCTCGAACTGGCTAAATGTCCTCCCATTGAGGAGCAAGAAAAAGATGATGAGACAGATCTAGATATACCGCCTGCAGCACCGAAGCCAGACGAAGAAGAACCCGAGGCTGAAGAGCCCGTTAAACCTAAAAAAGAAAAAGAAGAAAAGAAAGATGACGAGCCTGAAGAAGAACTACAAGATGAATGGGAAAAGGATATAAGAACTAGTAGCAAATTTAAAATCCAAATTCATGAAAATTATATCTATGTATGGTACAGGAACAAGAAGAGTCAAAAGATTCAAGTTCCAGCAAAACTCAAACCATATAGTGATCTAGTTAGTGGGCTATTAGAAAAGATTATGGCTCACGTGGAGAAAGTAAGCTAATGGCTGAAAAATTACTTCAAGAATTTCAAGATTTTTCTTATCAAGTGGTATCTGAATCTGCCGAACAAGACGGTAAGAAGAAGACTTTTCTTAGAGGTCTTTTTCAACATGGTGGAATCCGTAACGGCAACGGAAGAGTATATCCTGTACCCATATTAGAAAGAGAAATTAATAGAAACACAGATAAAATTAAAAATAGAAATATGTTGGGAGAGTTAGATCACCCAACTGAAGGAAAAATTCATCTAGAAAAAGTCTCACACTGTGTAACTGATCTGAAAATGGAACAAAGTGGTAAAGTTCTAGGGTCAGTCGAAGTATTTGACGGACTAGATGAAGAGGGTGGAACTCCGAAGGGGAGAATCTTAGGATCTTTGATCCGAAGAGGCGTTAGACTGGGTATTTCATCTAGAGGCTGGGGCACGACCAAAGAAAACGCCGGAGTCAACGAAGTTCAGGACGACTTTAAATTGATAACCTTCGATATAGTAGCTGATCCCTCTACTCCAGAAGCTTACCCTTCGGCTGTTTACGAGGAAAAAAATCCTGAAGCTGAAGGTTGGATCAAAGAAGAAAAAGACACAAAGTCGTTTTCTGAAATATTAAATGAAAACTTAAATGACTAGGAGGTTAGCTTCATGCCCAATCTATTAGCCGAAATCGAACTTAACGATAAGCAAATTAAGGCTTTTAATGAAGAATTGAATAAATGGAAAGAGAAGACCAAAGCTCAACTCTCTGAAGAGACTCGATCTGAGGTTCAAACTGAATACGACGTAAAACTTCGCCAGATTGAAGAAGAGAAAGCCAACTTCAAGAAAGAGCAGATCGCTCTAGTTGAAGAAATTAAATCCAAGATGCAGAAAGTGATGGTAAAGAGATTCACTTCTGTTCTTAAAGAAATGTATGACGAACTAAAGGTCGAGGCTAGAAAGGACGTTCTAAACGATCCTAGAATCCTCGCTCTTGAAGAGATCAAGAACGTTCTCTTCCCACTTATGGACGAGACTGTCACTAAGGGATATGTAGATGAACTACAGAAGTCTCTGAAGATGCTCGAAGATAGAGAGGACGAGAATGATAAGCTTAGAGCTAGACTCAAGCTGAAAGAAATTACTTCTAACCTGTCTCCTGTAGTTGCTGAAGCCGTTGAAGCTTTCATCGGTGATGCCTCAACTGAAGAAGAAGTCGTAGAAAAGTATTCTAAGCTAAAGAACTTAGTAAAAGAAGCTGGCGACGACGAAGAAGCTGAAGAAGAGCCCGAGGAAGAAGAGTCTGACGAAGACGAAGATGGCAAGAAAAAGAAGAAGAAGAAGAAAGGCAAGAAAGACGACGAAGAGAAATCTGACGAGGAAGAGCCCGAAGAAGATGAGATGGGTGAAGCCAAGAAAGACAAAGATAAAGATGATGAAGATGAAGACGAAGACGAAGAAGAGGACGAGAAGTCCGATGATGATGACGATGAGGAAGAAGACGAAGAAGAAAAAGAGGATGACGAAGAGGTAGAAGAAACTCTCGAGATCAATCCCAAGGTTCACTTCGAAAGAAAAGAAAAAGAAGTAAATGAATTTATGGGACAACTTAATGAATTATTGAATCTCTCGGGTATTCCTACTAAAAGAGAATAAAAACCAAGAGATGCACAACTTAGGAGGATTTTAAATGAATGGTCTTTTTGACTATAACAGATTAAGAAAGGAACAGAAAGAGAAAATCTTGGCTAAGTGGAAACCTTTCCTCAAAGGAATCGAAGACGATTATCTAAGAGAATCCACAGCCATGTTACTTGAGAATGAGGCACAGTACCTTGTGGAAGAGCCCTCTACGACAGCTTCTGACGTAGTTGGTATCCAGAAGATTCTTCTACCTATCGTACGAAGAGTATTCCCCAATCTAGTTGCTAACAACTTGGTTTCTGTTCAGCCATTGGCTGGACCAACTGGTGTTATCTTCTATCTTAAGTATGAATTTGCTAGCACAAAGTCTGGTACGACTGCTGGCGACGAGTACAGCATGTACTCTGAGAACCCATCTGATACAGCACAGGGTTATAACCCTTACTATTCAACAGATGAAGTTCTAGTTTCAACCGTAACTATAACAGACGGTGCCGGTGGTGCTCCTTCCGAGTATCACTTCACTGCTGTTACAGCTTGGTTGAACGGGTTGGATACACTCGGTGACGCAACTGATTCAACTAATGCTCTTCTAAAGAGAGTAAAAATTAGATTCAAGATTTCAGTTACTGCAACTCCAACAACTTATTCCTCTTTCTTGATTCAATTCGACGGAAGAACAGGAAAGAATTATTGGCAAATTAAAGAAACAGACAGAGGCGGAGTTGGTGTTCCATTGGATTCTGCATTCACAACACTGACAGCTGCTGAGTGGATTTCTAGCACTGGTCAACTACCAAAGGGTTCTGTCGCATTCACGGATGCTACTAACCTTATAACAGTTTATCCATTTGGTTCAGCCTTCAACTCTGACTTCATCAACGCAACTTATACGTCTCTAGGACTTGAAGGCTTCTATGCTTACAAACAAGAGGGATCTAGTGCTATTCCCGATATGGCAATTAGCATTTCTCAGTTCCCGATTACAGTTAAGTCTAGAAAGCTGAAAGCAACCTGGACGAACGAAGCTGAGCAAGACCTCAAGGCTTACCACGGCTTGAACGCAGACGCAGAGCTTACAGCTCTAGTATCTAATGAGATGATCGCAGAAATTGACAGAGAGATCGTTAAGTTCTGCATGGACATCGTTCCTATCTCTTCATTCAGATATTTGGACTGGAACTCTGACGTTGGTAACAACACGTCTGGCAACTTCTTGGACAGAAACAGAAATCTAGTTCAGGTCGTTGTAGAGCTAAGCAATGAAATTTATAGAAAGTCTAAGATCGGGGCTGCTAACTGGATGATCACATCACCCAAGGTAGCATCTTATCTTGAAGTTCTCGAAGGTTTCGTGGCTGCTCCTGCTGCACAGCAAGGTGGTCTTGGAATCGTAAAAGCCGGCGACATGAGAGGTGGCATGGCAGTTTACAAGGATCCTCTATTCCCAACGAATAAGATTCTCGTAGGACACAAGAGCCCAGCATCTCCATTCGGAGCTGGCGTAGTTTATGCACCGTACGTAACCCAAGTAACACCTACCCTGTACGGACCAGATGACTTCACACCGAGAAAGGGATTCCTCGCTAGATACGGCCTTATTCAAGTGCCCATTGGCGATTTACTCTACGGCATGATTTCAATTTCTGATTTACCAGGTTCGGTCTAACAATTACTTGTAGTATAATGATTTACACGAGGAGCTCTAAAAATTTAGAGCTCCTCTTTTTGTGTGTAATCTTCTCATATATTTCGCATATTTTTTTAATATGATAAAATATAATAAGCAAAGAAGCGGTAAAATCAATCAAACTTACAACGTCGACGAATTAAAATGGAGCATTAAGCGGAAAATTTGGTCATAACAGGAGAGTATATGAACAAACCTAATTGTTATGAATGCGTTCACCGAAAGAATTTACCCGGAGATGCTCATAGTCGATGCAGTCATCCGAGTGTGGGAACGACTAATCCACTCGAAGAGCTTCTTGCTACTTTCGCGTCTGTAGGTAGAGGGTCTCCAACTGTCAAACAAGATATAGTTGACAAGCTCGGTATCAAAGCAGACTATCATGGCATCAAAAATGGATGGTTTAACTGGCCTTATAACTTTGACCCAATATGGCTTATAGAGTGCAAGGGATATGAGTCCAAGCCATAATAAATCTAATCTTACGGGCCATCCTCTTGGATGGCCCTTTTTGTTGAAAGATAAACTCGTATGGATATATCTGTAAAACAAGAGAATAAATTAATTTCTTTGAATATGAAAAAGGGCGCTATTTTTTATGTGACTCTTATAGAAATGCCCATGTTTAGTAATTACACTAAGAAATTCAAGTTCTCTATTTTTGAAGCTAAATTTGAAGGTTTTAAAAAATCTTGGGATTTGTATAAATTTTCTATCATTAGACGAATTAATTTTAACAAAGGCGTAAAATTCCAACTCATCGGTGGACGCGGCTTCATCAGTAATATAATCTACACTGGATCTACTATCTTTGAGGTTGAGAACCACGGAGAAGTTAGTTTTATACATCATACATCATCAGAAGCTCAAAGAAATATGATTTCTTTGATTTTTACTGGATCTATAGAAAGCTCTCTTAGCGATGGAAGAGAGCAAATCTATTTTAAAAGGCCGGTTGGTTTATAATGAAGTTCTATATAGAGTATACTTCGGGGACAGGCCGCTTCTCTCCAGGGAAAATAGCTAATTTATATTCAGAAAGGAAAGCGCCCCTCTTATTGAAATCAACAAGTAGGCCGATAAATACTCATGAAGTTTTAGATTATATATTTAGACTGAAAGGCTATACTTGGACAATAAAAGTATAAAGTCGAAACTAAAAAGAAAGTAGACTAACTTCTAAAGGTTATACTTGGATAATAAAAACATGAAACTAATCGAAAGATAAACTAAACTTCTATAGGAGGAAAATTTTAAATGGCTATAGATACGACTTATGTAAATAACGAGCAGACACCACCTAGATGGAGAGTTTTAGCTACTCATTTAGTTGGAACAGATACTGTACAATTCAATGCATTAAATGCAGATGATAAAACTTTCTTTCAATATATATATGACAATGTTCCAGCAACTGGAAGCCCACAGCTTGAAGCAGGTGTAGCTTCAATCAGTGTTGGAGTAAATGCTGTAATAGGTTTCAGCTCAAGCGACCCTGATGCTCCGTTCTTGTCTTACTATTCTATATCAGATATAGTAAATTACGGAGTAACAGTTACTAATGTTCCAACTGATGCTGCTACTTTAGTAGCTAACTCTAACTGGAAATTCACAATTGCTAATGCTGGTTTCACAGCTGGTAAACATATCAAAGCGATGGTCAGACTTAACGACGCAGAGTTAGAAGGTAAGGGCGATAAAATCATTGTAGATATTATTGTACCGCCCGCCACTCCAGCTACATTTACAGCTGCAGATGGTGTAGGTCAATCAGTATGTGCTTGGACTAACTCTACAGGCGCTGCAAGCTACTTGATAAGCTATAAAATTGGCTCACTAGTATATACTAATGCTCAAATCTTAGCATCACCAACTGGATCTAAAGTAGATACAGATGGAACACCTAACACTGTTACAGGTTTAGCAGCTGGAGCATATTCATTCTGCATTCAAGCTGTTAATCCAGGTGGAACTTCTGCTGCAACTGCATCAGACGGCGCAACAATAACTTAATAGAGAACAGAAAATTAAAGGGCTGACTTCGGTCAGCCCTTTTTGTGTGCGCATACTTTAAATCTATTATGCTAAAGAATATTATTGTGGCCCTGAGCCGTTTGCAGAAGTCTTGCCCGAAAAAAGAACCTGCGATGGATTTGAAAGAAGTGGTTCTAAATCTTCTCAAAGACAGATCATGTGATACATGCGGTTATATGAACCCTGCCCAAAGGAGAGAATTTGTGAGCACTATATTGGACCCAGGTAAAAAGAAAACTATCCTTATTCTAAAAGGTCATAATTGCGACGACTGTGATCATGATCGCCATATTAATCGTGAACGTCTTTGGTATTGCTATTATCGCAAAATGAAACCCATAGATGAAGTTTGCACAAAATGGAAGAGAAAATTTTTTGATGACTGAAAAAGAAAAAACACTCCGCCTGTTGAGAAATGAAGCTTGTTCTACGTGCACTTACTATTTTCTGAATCGACATGAAAGGAGAGATTGGTGTTTCCAGCTTATTGATGTTCCAGACTCTCCAACTTGCGAAAACTGGGTAAAGGCTGATGAGAGTGGAGTCGGTACATCGTTTACCTCATGCTCTGCATATTCTTCGGCTGATCTTCAAGGTCTTCTCAACTTGAATGGAAATAATTTTTCATGAAAGAAAGATATCCAAAAGAAGTAATTCAAAATTTACTTAGAGATCGAGTTTGTGATATATGTTACCATAAAAATACTAAGCTCACAGAATTTACAAATTGGTGCAACGTCCAATGTAATCAACCGAGTTTAAACTCTTGCGAAAAATGGAAAGCTTTTGATTTAGGCGTTATACGAAAAACTTATCCCAGTCTAGTAGCGAACGAGATAGTTTCAGTTCAGCCGATAGGTCTGCCGAAGAAAGTATCGAATGAAGGATAAAATAGAAAAAGAAGTAGTTCTAAATTTGCTCAAGGATCAGATATGCGATAATTGCTACTATAAAGTTAGTGTCGCTCGTTTGCTGGCTTGCTTTTTAAATCCCGATTTAAACTGTTGCCAAAGATGGAAAAAAGCTACTGCTATTATATATAGAGATCTTGCTTTAGAATTAACAAGAATTCTTAAAAAAGAAATTGATGAAAAAATCCTTGAGAGCTTGGGAGGAGAATGACAATGGCTATCGAGACTTTATCTGACAAACAAAAACTTGAAAAGTGGAATGAAATTTGCAAGGAGTTTGGATGGTCTAGTCCTGGTGAACTTCAATCGTGGATTAGTAGATCCAATATAAAGTTTACAGGAGCTGATAGTTGTTTAGCGCCTGAAACTATGGGAGTGGTCTCGAACTCTGATGGTGCTATGGCTTTAATTGTTAAATCGTCTGGTGAAGCTATGGCAACTAGAGTGTTAGAAATTTACACTGGAATTCTTACGTTCGCATCAACAACGATAGAAGCCGTATTCTGGAAAAATTTAATAGAACGTATGAGTAAAGAGTTTGGTACGTTTGTACCACCAGAACTCGTTCCCAAATATATAAGGGAAATTATAAAATATCCCAAAGATGGCAATGGCAGCCTTCCCGCATAACGTCTCACAGAAAGCTTCGAAGATATGTTATTATTAAACTATCTTAATCTTAGGAGGAACAAGAGATGGGAAAGGCTGACACAATGGATTACATTTCACAGGGCTATGTTGACCGGATCGAGATTTCACTCGGCAACATCAGCCGCCGGCCTGAAGACAAGTTCGCCATCGTCGCCATGAAGTACGTCCCGGCTTCTTTCAAATGCGAACTCTGTGGCCACGAACCTTGCCTTTACGCCTACAGTATCAAGAACCTCGAGACGGATATCATCATCGATGTCGGCTCTGAATGTGTCAAACACTTCAGGGCTAAGGGCTGCAACATCGACGTAGCTTCCGGCCTCAAGAAGCGGATCAAGTCCGTCACCCGGAAGATGAGGCGGTACATGAAGAACACTCTGGAGGAAAAAGAATACAAGGAGTTGACTCCGGAGAAAAGACGGGAACTGACCGTCCGGCTTTTCATGAAGCACCAAGCGATCGAAGCTCTCAAGGACAACGCTGGCAAGAAGGCTCTTCTGGACAAAGAAGATGTCCTGGCTGTTATCACCGATTGCCCTGACATCGCTCCCCGAGAGAAGAAAGAGAAAGTCAAGAAAGAGAAGCTCAGTCCTAACCAGAAAGCTCTGGCAGCTGCAGAAAAAGCTCTCGCTGAACTCTCCAACAAAGACCTCAACGACGAGGACAAGAAGAACAAGAAGAAGCTCCAAGACAAGATTCGGTACTACAAGAACAAGGTCGACAATGGCTCGAACGTCCCGGCCGTTCCCATGGCAGCGATGGCTAGCTAAACATCGCCTCCAGCTCGGAACCATCTACTATGTAGAAGGAGGGGAGGAATTACTTCTTCCCTCCTTTTATTTTATAATAACTGGTTGGTCTGAAGAGTGTCGTTTTAAAATGACGGCTCTTGCCCTACGACCAAAAATTTTAGGCCCACTACAAGTTAAAATTTTGCCAGAAATAATGGAGAGTCTTTATCTTCATGGTATAATTAGAGAAGTATTGGGTAAAGAAAAAACAATTCTAAATCTTAAAGGCCTTTTTTGAAATCTCGAGGCTTTCTTCTTTCGGCGCCGCACTTGTTACACTTAGCGACCATTTTTATCTTGCCATCAAATTTAGCGAGCATCCTCACTTCGCCGCCACACTCACAATAAATTTTTTGATCAAGTACTTTTTTGCCAGCGTTCTTAGATTTTCCAGCCATATAAAATCCGCCTATTTCATTTTTGTTTAAAACATATTTACTTATCTTATAGTAAGGGAGCTGAAGAGCTCCCTTTGAAATTACTCTTCTTCATCAATAAGTTCTTTCTTTAACTTAAGACGTGGCTCAATCTTTGCAAATTGACCTTTTTCTGAAAAGATAAATTCAATCTCATTTTTTCTGACTTTCTTTTTCATTTCGGGTGTGAGGTCTAATTCTAGCATCGCTTTCTCTTTGTCAGCAGCGATGACATCTTTTTTTATTATGACCTCACACTCTTTTTTGTCAATCACGTAAATTTCAAAAATCTTCATGATATTTTCCTCCTTTTGTTTGTATAATTTTCTTACTGCATCGTGAATTTTTTTAAGCTCTTCTGTTTGAGGCTGTATATATGGCGTTATCACTGTAGTCAATGGTACAGGCGTCCACGGCACTGAATAATCTGACCACGAATCTACTGCTGTTGTCTCCGAAGTTGTCACAGTCATCGTATGAATTGTGTTCGCATATGACTGATCGTTGTTATTATAATTCACTCGTTCCTCCTTATTCTATTATTATATCTTTTGCTGTTGTAGTATTGCAAGCTAAAATAGTAGCGTCTGTAGAGGCAGCATTAGACGTATTAGTAAATGAAACATTATTGACTTGAACATATCCACTATCTATATTCATATTCCATTGATCTAAATTAAAATTAAAACTCCTTACATCAGCACTTGAATATATTTTGGGATATTCGCTAGTAAGATTTTTCAATCTCCATTTCATATAATCTTCGAGTTCTTGTGAAGCTCTGCCTTTGAATTTTTCTTTGAATTTATTCCATACATCTGGATCGATAGAAACACCGGCTTGAATTTTGGGCGCCATAAATAACCTCCACAATCAATATATACCACCTGTATATATCTTATGAAAATTGAAGAAAAATTCTTCATCTTTCAAAAAAATTTTAGAAGAGTAAGGAGAGTTCATGTAGAAACTAATAAGCACTCTTCTCATCACAAGATAAATAAAAATCTCATGAAGAGAGGAGATGTTTAATATGAGTAAAAAAATTAGTCAATTAAATACTGCTACGACTCCAGTTGAAACTGATATATTTCCTGTGGTCAACTCGGGTGAAACAAAGAAATTAACATTGGGAGCTTTATTAGCTGTACCCCACTCAACTAATTTAGTATATGAAGATATTAATTTCGTTATGCATAAAGGCTTACAAGACTCTGGCAGTAAACCAGATTACGACTATACTAATGTTGGCTTGCTATTCGATTCGGCAGCAACTGAGTCAGTTTTTGTTACAACTAAGATGCCACATTCATGGGCTGAGGGTACTAATATAATTCCTCAAGTACATTGGGTTCAAGGTGCTTCAGGTGTTGTAGTATGGCAATTGCAATACAAATGGACGAATAGAAATGAATTAGTCGCTGGAGCTTTTACAACCATCACAGCATCAACTACAGACTATACATGGAGCGCTGGTAATTTGCACCAGATAACTAAATTCGCTGCTTTGTCCGGTACTGGAAAAACTGTAGGGAGCTTCTTACAAATTATACTCAGCAGACTGGGTGGCGACGGTAGCGACTCTTATGCTGGAGATGCACTAACAATACAATTTAGCTTACGAATTCAATTAGATGCAATAGGAACTAGACAGGAGTACATTAAGTAATGGAATACTATGTCCCCCTTATAACAGAGAATGGGGAGTTCTTTCTTACTGAATTTGACGATCAACTGACGACAGAAGAAGCGCTTCCTGTTTCAGATCAGAATATTATAACGCCGGGTGGAGCTTATAACTCTATAAAGAACTTTGTCATGCGACGTCTGGGTTATCCCAGAATCAAAATATATATGGCAGAAGAAGAGCTAGATGATTGCGTCTGGCTTGCAATTAATAGATACTTTGAATATAAAGACGTCAAAATGAGTACAGCTTATATTCCTGGGATGGCAGGAGTTAGCAATTATGAAATTCCAGCAGGAATAGTTCCAGAGTTAATTCATGAAGTCATATTCAAACCAACAGATCCTTTAATGTCTATGACCGGAGTCATGCAAGACGTTTATATCCTGTATTATTTACAGAACGCAGGTGGAGCCTCAAACTTTATTGTAGATTATTGGCTAACCTTAACTAGTTATAAAGAATATACTCGAGTTCTTGGAAATCAACCACACTGGGAGATTGTAGACGAAAAGTTATTCTTGGATCCGCGACCGTCAGTAGATTTCACAATAGGGATTCGGTACTCCGAATTACCTAGTGAAGTTGTTATAGAAAATATCAGGTGGATTAAAGAATATACATTAGCACAAGCAAAACTTGTAGAGGGCGAAATCAGATCTAAGTTTAGTTCATTTAGCGCAGGCTCTGGAGAAATTAGCTTAAATGGAGATGCTCTATTAAGTGCAGGAAACCAAGAAATCCAAAAGCTTGAAGACGAACTATTCAGCAAGCAGATTCCCCTCGGTTTTATCGTCGGGTAGAGTTATTTTCTAAACACTCTAGCAACATTATAACAAAAACAGTAGTTTAAGAAAACGTGATATAACTAAACGAAAAGAAGTTCTCGAAGAATATCCCAACTATGAATATTGGTTTATCAAAGAAGATACAATGCAAATAGATAAAATTACAAGATAATCTTATGATGTATTTTGGTTGGGGCGGCAAAGAAGAAGGAAAATTGAATTTCTTAGTTCAAGAGATTGAACACCTCAAAGGAGTTAGCCCATATCATCCTGGGTGGAGAGTGGCGGACACAGGAAAAACAATATATTCTAGTTATGGGCCAAGATCTCTTATTTTCGATAGAGACATTGAGATGAATAAACTAAATATTTTTAATACTATCGAAGAGGCGATGCAAGAAGCTATAAAAGGACTATTTCGTGAAACTTGATACGCTAAAAGATTTGAAGCCAGGAATGTGGATTTATAATCCAAGTGATTATCTTGCAGCTGTAGATATTCGCAGATATTGGTTTATAGAAAAAGTTGAAAAAGATAAGATAGCTTATATTTATTTTGGTATTAATAGAAGTAAAGAAAACAGTTTAATGATACGCCGTAGCGGCAGTAATTTTAGTCTCATGGGTTTAGAAAGATTAACAAAAAGCAGAGCTACTACGTTCAAGAAAACGTTAATGGATAAGATCTTTAAGGGAAAATTACGAGTAATATATAGAAGAACCTCTGAATGAAGAACATCTATGAAATTTGAAAATTTAAGAAAGGGTCAAATAATACACGTCGAAGTAAAAGGACAATGGAATGAATTCTTCTTGATACTTTCTAAACCAATACTTTCTAAATTAAAGAATAAAGTGTTCCCGGCACTATCATATGATTTTAGCGGAATAAAAGCCCGGGCTGCTAGATTTTCTATCATGGGTGAAGAAGAATGGAGAGTTCATTTTGGTAATGCTGAATTCGCCACCGAGAAAGAAAAACAAAAATTAGAAAATATGAATTGGTTGAGCTTTTTTATAAAAAATATTTTTGATGATCCTGAAGATTGGAAATCCTTTATGTATTGGCGTAAAAGAATATGAAACTAAAACAAGCAGTAATGAAAACAGAGCAACTACCTGAACAACCAAAACCAGGAAGCAAAGGCGACAAGAGTAGGATTGGTGATTGGATTCGATTGCTTAAAAAAGGTGATTCTCTTGGTATTACTTACGCTGTTAATAAAGTACCAAGATTAGAAATTCAAAATTGGATTGATAAGCTTAGTCGGTACAAGTATAAAAAACATCCTGGTACTGAAGTGGCTATCAGCAAACTCAAATGGAGAAGGGGATACTAATGAACTTAAAAGAATTGATAGATGGGTTAGTAGAAGATAAGAAGTCTGGCACATTCAAATGCCCACACTGTGGAGGCAAAGTCCTCAAGAACACGGGCTATTGTGTAAAGTGCAAAAAGAAAGTTGAATCAGGCAAAGCAGAAGGCGATGAAAACTAAACCAGAAGAAATTGTTGGTAAATGGATTAGCAATCTTAGGGGTGAGCCTAGAAACTATCAGTTTATTTTGAATGCAAAAAGTCATGTAGCAGCTGATGTAGAGATTAGTTATATCCAATTAAAACCAAGTGGTAAGATTCAGATTATAGAGTGTGGCCTATATAACTATAAAACTATAGGTGGGCCCATCAAGAGCGGAATAGATTTAGACTTTGTTAATAAGAAACTTGTCGGGGCAATCTTCAGACACTTTTAGAGAAAGATAAACTTATGCCAATATATGAATTCGAATTATACGAAGAGGGCGCTAAGATTGAGATGAACCTCTTCAACGAAGTTGATCAAGAAAAGATCAAAATCGAAGGTGCACCTTTTACGATTTGGAAATTTGATCTAGAAGCAACTAGACTCACAAACGATTCTATTCCCGATGACGGAATTGATTTGAATACTTTATATGGTGAAGCACTTCCTGAGAATATGGTATTCGCAGGACCTTATGGTCCAATTAAAGGAAGTTTCTTAGAGCCTACATGGACTCAAGAGTTAAGAGCTTTTGGTATTTCTGAACCTGAAGAAATCAATATCAAATTCAATAAAACTCAAATAATAGATTTACTCGGTAGACCCTTTATGATTGGGGACATAATCAGGTCTCATAGGGGTAAGTATTATATAGTGGAAGACTCTTATGTCAGTGAAGAAACTCCCCTCTGGGAATATATTCATATAAATGTGATCGGTAGAAAAGTTGATTATTCTCAACTAGTTTTGCCAGGAGCTTAAATGCCACAAAAAGTTCACGAAGTTAAAATAAAAATTCAGGGCTCTAAAGATTATTTGAAAGCCATTAAGAAAAATCTTAATCAGATTTTTACTGATGAAGTTAGTCCTGAAATGTACGAAGGAATAAGAGACATCTTTCTTTATAGGAAGATGCCAATGGGTTTTACTAAAAAAATAGATGTGTTCATGGCAAGTCATGCTGGATTATTCTCAGCTTCTATTGTAAGAAATGTTAAAGCTAGTGTTATTAATTATGGGAATTCAAAAACTTACGCAGTAGTAGATCAACCAAAAAAGATACCAGAACTAGTGTTATCGTTAGCAGTCACAAAAGAAGTTGCAGATAAATTTGAGCAAGCTAATAAAGATGAAGAAGCTATATTCAAACTTGTTACGAAGTTAGATGAAGCAACGACTAAGAGAATATTTGATGAAGCTCTAAAAGAGATGGGAAAGAAATAATGTATAATGTATTTCCAATATTTGCTGAATACAGTTTTTTTATAAAGAAGTGGCTTGAGACTCTTATGAAGCTACCTAGAATAGATGCACTCGGTAAAAGTATTCCCGTGGTATATAGTTCACCGCGAAGAGCTTTTGCTTTAGGAAGCTCTGAAGATACAGCAGGAGGTCCTGGTGGAGAACCATTATATGCTCCTCCGAACGAGGGCAATAACTGGTTGCCGATCATGACTTTTCGATTAAACGCAATCACACCAGTGTTAGGAAAAACTGTGCCCTATGAACACGTTTTGGTCCAACAAGTGAAAGATAATAATAACAACGTTACGGGATATTTGAAAAGCAAGCCGATGCAAGTTTATGAAGTAGGATACATCGGAACGTTGTATGCTGGTCTGATGCAAGACGCAGACATTCTAGTCTATAAATTCTTAACTGAATTTAGGCCGAATGCTTATCTTTGGATCGGACCTTGTTCTGAAGCTGGCGATAACACAAAGGGAGTTTGGGCTCATATGGTTCTTGAGGGCATCGCTGATGCAACAGACTATGAACCGATGGACATAGGAGAAAGGGTAGTAAGAAAAGATTTCAGTTGGAAAATCACTGATGCATTCGTCCCGACTTCGGAAGGTGTATTAACAGACGATATAGTAGAACAAATTTATACAGACTATTATAAAATAGAGAATTGATAAAAATGAAGTATTTAGTAAAAAATAAAACAACAAAAAACATTGCACTATTAATTAATGGCTCTACAGATTTCCTTTATCCAAAGGGCGATTTAAAAAATAGAGACCGCAAAATTGTGGAGATATTAACTCCACAACTCAAAAATATTAAAAACTTGAAATTTATACAAATTTCTAAGGTAGAAGATTAAGGAGGCTGATTAATGGCTCACAATATTAAAAGCCCTGGAGTTTCAGTACAAGTAAAGGATCAAACCTCATACCCGGCAGCCGTAGCAGGTACAGTAGCTGCAGCAGTCGGATTTGCTGAAAAGGGGCCAATCAATGAACCTACTTTGATATTATCTAAAGAAGAATTTGCAAATACTTTTGGCAGTCCAATAGCCGATAATTATTACTTGGGCATGTTCGCTGATAAGTATCTAGATGTGGCAGCATCTTATTTTACCAGAGTGGCTCTAGAGGCTGACTATGAAGCAGTGGTTGGAACGATTCCTCCCAACTTCACGACTTTTCCCGCTAGCGGTATACTATGGGTAGAGCTAGAGGGATTCCCCGAACCAAACAATGGGCTTTATAGAGTAGTACTAGCTACAACGCCTACTACTTTAGCAACGTTAATTACTGCTCTTAACACAGCATTCAGTTCAGTAACTCTAGCTGACGGTTTAAACTTTCTGGGATCATATATAACAGCTCAGGCCAACGTAACAACACCAACGCTACTCGAGATTAAATCCGATCTTTACAGGAATGTAATAATTACGATTAGGGCAGAGACAGTAACTTCTGCTTCTAACATAGTCGGAATTATAGCGGGAACGATTGGTATAGCAGATGGATCTTCTTCAACAGACGTAGGAAATTTTGCTTATTCTTATTTAAGAGTTCCTATAACAGCAGTAGCAGCAACACCAGCTAGCATAGTGGGAACAGGTGCTATGGTTCAGGCAGATCTTGATAAGTTATCTGGACTGAATAAAGTAAATATCTCAGTTGATGGTAATGGAACTAATCCATACAAAACTTATACTAACGTCAACATTAAGCCAACGACTGGCACAGACGGTACTTTCCCCGCTCTGACTGCTCCAGGTGCTCCAACTTTTCCTCTGACTTTAACAGCTGGAACTTTTGATGTCACTCTGACTGGTTTCTATCATTTTGAAGATGCAACACATAACTCTGGCAACATAAACGTCGCACATTCTATAACAGTGGCAACAGGACCTCACGTTAACATGAGTGCTCTTGTGGCAGCTTTGAACGCAGCTCTGGTAGCTGTCGTACTTCCAGGTGTTGGAAAAAATTTACAGGACTATGTCCAATTTGCATCTATTGTAGTTGGAATAAATACAGTGTTAACAACGATTAAAGGCACTGCTGCTTTATTTAATTTTGGTGCAGCCGTTCAAGTAACGCTAGACGATACGGGAACAGCAAATATCACCCAACTCGGTTATGTTGTTGGTCCAAACTCGGCACCAGGAACAGTTTCAACTTTTACAGCAGCTGGAGTAGCAGCAAAGATTACAGCAGCAGTTGCTGAACTTACAGCAACAGCAGCATCAAGCATTATCACGTTAGACTCTGACAGACTTGGAACTACAAGCTTTATCAAAATCAACAACGCAACTCTGACTTTAGATAATGCTATCTCTCTACTTCACTTTACAGATAGTACCTCAGATACAGGATCTAACGGATCAAATAGCGGTGTAGTAAACTTTGTTGCTAAAGATGCTGGAACTTGGGGTGACAATATTAAAGTTAGAACTTATACCACAACCAACCCAGTAACTATGGCAAGTCAATATTACATTGAAGTATACTATAACGATGAAAGCGTGGAAATTATAGGGCCAATAGATTGGATTGACCCTGATGCAACTAACTATATTAAAACACTTCTTGAGGCTTCAAATTATCTCAGAGTAGATTTTGGTGAAACAGTTGAATACCCTAATACAGACATTATAACAGTATTGACAGCAACACCACCAAACAGTGGTACACCGAACCCAGATTATTGGCAATTGGCTGGTGGAGGTGATGGTATTCCAGCTAGCACTACAACACAAGATGGTTTAGTAATAGCTGCTCTCGACGAATATTCTGACAGAGAGCAATACGTAGTAGACTTAATTCTAGCTCCAGGATTCTCAAGCAACGCGGTAGTAGCTAAATTACAAAGCGTTGGTGAAGCAAGACAAGATGTAGTGGTATTAGTAGATCCACCTCCATTCTTGACTTACATTCAAATCATCGACTGGCACAATGGAAGTTATCTGACTTCTACTCCGTTAACTTCAAGCCACGTTGTATTACTATGGGATTGGCAGCGAGATTTCGATGCAGCAAATTCACAATACGTAGATCTACCACCTTCTATCTATGAAGCAGTAGCTATGGCTCGAACTGAGAAAAACTTTGAGCTATGGGAAGCTCCTGCAGGACCTGAGAGGGGAATTGTAAATTCTATCTCTTCTTACAGCAAGCCTTCACAGGCTCAGAGAGAGTATCTATACAATGATACTGATCCAGCATGTGTCAACCCTATCGTTCAGTTTCCTGCCCAAGGTATTTTGATTTATGGTCAGAAAACATGCTTGAAGCTGAACAAAGCTACAAATAGAATTAACGTAAGACGATTGGTAAACTATATAAAACGAAATGTAGAATTAATCGGAAGCAGATATCTCTTTACGCTCAACCAAGCTTCGACTTGGGCTAGTATTTCAAGAGAGATTACATCTTTCTTAGCTAACATTCAAGAACGAGGCGGCCTACAGTCATTCTCGGTAATATTCGATGCTTCTACTACTACAGCAGATTACATCGATGCTGGAATCATGTATGGCAAGATTTTCATTCAGCCAACGAGAGTAGCAGAGAGAATCTTTATCGATCTTACTATTCAGAGAACTGGAGCATTAGTTACTGAAGTTTAATCTTCAGCTTATGCTGCTTTAAAAACTAGAATTTAATTTCTTACTTTCAAAAGATATATTAAAGGAAGAAATTTTATGGAGGAATAAAACATGGCAATTAGCTTATCCTCAGCCATATCAGGAAAAAGAGAACCGAAGAGAGCTAACCGTTGGGTGCTCAAATTTGAAACCGTACCTTACCCTGCAGCAGCAGGCAACGTAGTAGGCAGTCAGCTTTCTAATGGTGCTTCTGATGCAGCAGAGTCCTTAGCCATAGACTTAGTTTCTGCTTCAAGACCAACCCTGAACGTTAACCAGGCTGAAATCTCTCGATTAAACGAGAAATGGAAGTTTGCACAGAACCCTACGTGGGAGCCGGTCACAGTTACTTTCTATGACTTCGACTCTGGCCAAGGTTCTGCAACACAGATCATGTGGAGATGGATGCAGACTATTTATGATGTACTAAATGGCACAATGGGTTATGCAGCTGTCTATAAAGTAGATGCTTCGTTAATCCTTTTGGGACCAGGCCAGACAAGCACTGGTGGAACAAAAGAGTCCAGCACTTCTATAGAAATTATTGAGGCTTGGGACCTGTTCGGATGTTTCCCAAATAATATGAGCACTGGAGAACTTTCTTATGAATCTACAGATGCTTTAAGAGTAACGGTTGAACTCGTGTATGATTATGCTAATTTGCATACTAATGCTGATACTGGCGGTCAAGGTGGAACTTGGTCTAAGATCGGCTAAGCGCATAATTTACAATGATTAAAAACTGGAATTTTTCTAAGTAGTTGGCAAATTAATATAAACTACTTAGGAAGGAGCAAATATGTCAGATAGATCTTCAAATGAAATAGAAATACCTCAAGCAATAAACAAACCAAAGGGTGATGAGAAATTAAAGGCTGGACATCCAATAGGCTCTAAGAACAAAATGGAGGTCCAGCCTAAGCCCATAACTATAACCCAAGTTAAATCTAAATCCAGATTTGAACCCGAAGCTATACCTGTAGAAATTCCTTCACACGGTTTTCTTTACAAAGGCAAAACTAATGATGGGGATCTTGTCAGAGGCATTGTAAAAATTCGTCAGATGACTTTGAATGAAGAGAAGATCCTCACTACAGATCGGCTTGTACAACAAGGTAAAGCTTTAGATATGATTTTAGAAAATTGTATCAAATCTGATTTTAGTCCTTATGACTTGTTATCTAGCGACAGATTGTATCTTCTGTTCTATCTAAGAGGGATGTCATATGGGCTAGATTATGATTTCGATGTGAGATGTTATCACTGTGGAGCTAATTTCCTTCAGACAATTCAAATTGATAAGCTTCCCGTAAAAGAATGGGAGACACCTGAAGACGCAATCGAACCAATCGTTATAAAGTTGCCTCAATCTGGAGCTATAGTTGAATCGCATTATATGCGCGGGAGCGATGAAAGTAAGTTAATGGAAAAAGCGAGAGAAATCCGAAATTTCAATCAAGCAGATGATGACATCGGCGATTCACTCGTACTTCTCATTGACAAAGTTACTATGGCTGACGGAGAAATGCTCAATCCCAGAGACAGAGAAGACTTCATTAATTTTGGACTGATTGGTGGTGATGCTGATTTCTTCAGAGATGTCTTAAGAGAAAAGGATTGTGGAATTAAGCAACTTGACCATATTTATTGTCCAAAGTGCAATGGTGATTTAGCTTTTAACGTGCCTCTTGGTAGAAACTTTTTTCGTCGATCTCGACGCGGCTAGGAATCAGCGTCGATATTATGCCCTTCTAGAGGAACAATATAGAATAGCCTATATATCTCAGGGTGCTATGAGTTTTTACGATGTAGAGTGTTTAACTTTTGAAGATAGAAAGTCAGTCGTAGAAATTATATCTAATATTAAAAAGGAAGAAAAAGAATCTATAGACAAAACTACATCAGGAAGCAGAGTACCTTCTACACCTCCGAAAACTTTTCCAAAGACGCACAAATATAGTTCCGTTAATAATAAGTTTAAAGCCCCGTTCAGAGCGCCATATGTTAAAAAATAGCATATTTCTTTCATATGAAAATAGCAATATATTCTGACTTGCATCTATATAATCACCACAAGCTTCTAATCAATTCAGAAACAGCTCTTAAATTTCTTACATACCTAAAAGAATATTGCATCGAGAATAAAATCGAAATTATCGTTAATGCTGGTGATTTCTTTCACACTAAGGCTCGAGCGTACGCTCCTCATGTTATTCAAGCCTGGCTTCGAATTAAAGACATAAATAAAAGCAAGATCAAACAGTATACGCTTATCGGTAATCACGATATGTCAAATCCGAATAACACAATGAATTCGATCTTGTTTGTATTTAGCGATTATTCAAAAATCATACCAGATTATTATTTTATTGATTATGAAAAAGTAAGAGTGCATTTTTTAAGCTTCACAAATAGCATGTTCGAGGGCTTCATCTTATCTGAGGAAAAGAAAAATGTATTAGTTGCTCATTTAGACATCATAGGGTTTTTAATGCCGAATGGATTTAGAGCTGTTACTGGTTTTAAGATAGAAGACTTCAAAGGTTTTGATTTAGTCGTAACTGGGCATTATCACAAACATCAATTCAGAGATAACGTTGTTTATGTCGGTAGCCCATATCAAACAAACTTTGCTGAGCGAGATCAAGAGCACGGCTTTTTAGTACTTGATACCGATAATGTTACTTGGGAGTTTATTGAATATAAAGATGCTCCAAAATATAAAGTTGTAACGATTAAAAAAAATAGCGATATAAATGTTGATGATATCAAAGGAAATTTTGTAAAAGTCAAATTGCTTAACGAAAAAATTGATAAGTCAAAACTCAGAGATAATATTTTTTCTATGGGTGCCGTCAGCATCGATATTATACCACCAGAAGATGTAAAAGAGATTGAGAAATATTATGACAAAATATTAGGGAATGAGCCTCAAGAAGTGGCAACAGCCTATTTAAAGAGCTTGACAAACCCTACTCTTAATAAAGAAAAGCTTCTCAAGTATTTTAGCAAAATAGAAGATATCGCTAATAAAATGTCGGAGTTTGAGCTAGATGAAATTTAACTATATAAAATTCAAGAACTTCATGAGCTATGGTGATGATGTCTATACAATCTCGCTATCAAGTATAGGTATTACTCTTATTACTGGTTCTAATAAAAAAGACGGCGGAAGTAACGGATCTGGGAAAAGTACTGCGATAGTAGAGTCTGTAGTCTATGCTTTATATGGGCAAACTACGAAGAAACTTAAGGCTGAGCATGTTATAAACAACAAAAATAAAAAAGACTGTTTTGTTGAGATTTCTTTTAATATAAACCAAGATGAATACGTCATAAGAAGATATCGCAATCACGGAGAAAAAGGAAACCAATTAATATTTGAAAAGAATGGCAAGGACTTATCTTTAGAAAAAATTCGCGATACTCAAAGTCTCATAGAAGCAACAATACGGATAAGCTTTAAATCGTTTATACTTTCTATAGTTCTTTCACAAGAGAAGATGGCGGGATTTGCAGAGAATGAGCCCATAGAAAGAAGAAAGATTATTGAAAGTCTTTTGATGTATGATTTCATATCTAAATATAATAAAGTGGCTAAAGAGGCTCTTCGAATAATAAAACCAGAAATAGAAACTCTCTCAAGTACTTATCGTGATAAAAATGAAACTGCAAATACTTTAACTAACAATTTGTTAAGCTATGTTGATAAATGGGAAACCGAAGAAAGTACTAAGAAGAATAGAGTAAAAGAGCTCACAAAAGAACTAGATGAATGGAAGAAAATTAACCCTACAGAAGAGCTAAAACATAGAGAAGAACTTAGAAAGAAGATTCGCGAAAAAGATACTCTTGTAAACTCTAAAGAACAGTTCGAGGATAGCGTCCTCAGTGCCACTAGTAATTTGCAAAAGCTCAAACCTAAACTAGCTGAGAAAGAAAAAGAGATAGCTGAAATAAGCCTGAATCCTGAAAATTGTCCTACTTGCGGAAGTGCAATTAAAGATGATCTATTTAAGAAATATCTACAGAAGAGAATTGATGAAAGAGACGAGTTTAAGAATTCGATATCGGTAGCGAAAGACAATATATCTAATCTGAAAGAGAAAATATCTAACTACGAATCTCTCATTAAAAACAAGACTAATGAAATAGTCGCTTTAAGCGAAAGTGTTTTTTCAGATCTTTCAGATGAAGAGGTAGGACATTTAAGGGAGAAAATAACAAGTACTGAATCAGAAATTAGCGTTTTGAATTCACAGACTACCCACTCTATTGAAGAAGATGAGTATATAAAAAATACACAAAAGAAAGTTGAAGAGATCAAGCAACAATCGTTAAAATTGAAAAAGAAAATAAATAAGTTTCAAGAAGAACAATCTTATTTCGAGTGGTGGAAAGATGCATTAGGGAACTCGCCCAATTCAATGAAGTCTTTTTGCATTAATCACGTTTTAATGTCGTTAAATAAATATATCAACTATTACCTCGGATTCTTTGGTTACGATATGAGTTATAACTTAGACGCTGAGTTGGAAGACGCAATAATCAAAGACGGTGAAAATACAACTTTTGGACAATTAAGCGGTGGCGAGAAAAGATCGGTAGAAATAAGCTTAGTCTTCGCTTTGTATGAAATAGTCCGGCTGAAAATGCCCGACAACATAAATATAATAGTCCTTGACGAAATACTGTCTAACTATTTAGATGAAGTCAGAGTTGCTGGTACTCTAGATTTACTCAGCGAATTGGAGAGAAGAGGGTTGAGCATATTTGTAATTGATCACAGAAATCTCATCAAAGAGAACTTGGATTGTAAAGTCATCAACGTTCTAAAAGACAAAGATGGTTTTTCCAGTTTAGAATTAAGCTGAGCAATGAAAGATAATACTATGGAGAAAGAATTTGTTCAAACTAAGACATTTATTGTTAGCGATAATCTAATTGAAACTGTTAGACATTTACTTTCTGATGGATGGCGGAAGTTAGAAAACTATTGTTTTTTCAAAGAACGTAATAATTATGTTCTAAAAATCGATGGTAGTAAGCATCCAATGTGGCAAATAGAAGTAAAACCAAAGACCAATGAGTTCGACAACAATGATTGGAAATTACGCCAAGACATGAGAAACTTATTGCAATTAGGGAAAGAAGGACATCGAAAGAAACTTTATGTAAATGATAAAAATCGAAAAGACATAACTAATCTTATTTCAATGATGAAGCAAAATAACTATAATTTGATTTTCAATAATGAATATATTTTGTTTAGAACTAAAAGCAATAGTGTTAAGATATTCAAAATAGCTGCTGCTATAGATCTCGTTGAACAACTTGATGGTTGGTATGTTGGACAGAAAAGGATGTTCTAATGGAATTTAGACCAGGTGCTAAAATTATACTCAAAGGCGAATATATTAAAAAATTTACTAAAGAAGAACATGATTCTCGTAGTTTTCAAATAGTAGCTCTAACTGATAATGCTGTTGGCGTCAGAAATATAAGATCCCAAAGAATGTATACTTTACCGTTAGAAGCAGTATCACGTAATATAGATATTGTAGCCACAGCCAATTTGACAAAACCAATTCCATTTTTCACGTCTACTACTAGACCAGATGTAGTAATCGTTTCACCGCCAGTAATACCGATTCCACCGCCATTTGTTCCGACTCCAAAGCCGATGCCAGTGCCAGCACCTACACCCCCACCACTTATGTTTACACACGTTGCTCCTCTACCCAAAGGTGGCATTACTATAAAATCTATATCGGCTCAAGCATCTGTAATTTCTTCTGACAACCCGTTTAGCAGTCTTTATGGTAATGGCTAGAACTTTAAAAAAGATACCACCCAAGATAATTGAAGTGTTAAAAGAAGCAGCAGAAACGATGGCATTGATCGAGGGAAAGTCAGTAACTAAAGAAACGAAAGACTATGAGACCTTAGTGGCAAAAATAGTAAATGGAATAATAAAGAAAAAAAAAGTAGATATACTGGCGTATGACACAATGGTTCGTGTATATCCACAAACAAGGAATATAATTAACCAACTTATCAAAGAGGTTAGGCTTTTCTCTTTATATGACAGAGAACCTGCTACTATAAATTTCGACTATTCGGCATATTTAAAACAAATTGAAGAACTTGCAGAAATCAGATAGAATGAAGGAGAGTTTATATGGATCGTGAGTTAACTGTGCTTGAAAAAAGTCTTATGGAAAATATAAATAAGAAGTTTGGTCAGAATAATCCGATGGTTCAACTCAAAGATGACGCTGAATATGGTAGGCCGCGAGGGTGGATAGACACAGGAGTTTATTCTATCAATTGGCTTATATCGGGAGATCTTCACGGTGGCTGGCCAGTCGGTAGAATTTCCGAACTTGATGGAGATCCTGGAACTGGAAAAACGTTGCTTTGTGAAACCGCTATGAAAGATCCGACTATAGATCTCATTATATACTTCGACACTGAGGCTGCCATGAATATGGACTTCCTAAAATTTCTCGGAGTTGATCCTTCTAAAGTGCTTTATCAACCGATTGATACAGTCGAGCAACTCCAAGATGTTTGTGAAGAAGTTCTCAACACTATCATTGCTAATAAGCAAGGCAATAAAAAGATTTTGATGATTGTTGACTCAATCGCTCTAGCTTCAACTGAAAAAGAAATGAACCCCGAGGGCGGATCAGATATGGGCTATAAAGCTAGAGAGCTTAGGAGCTTCCTCAGAAAGTACGCTAGAAGAATCGAGAAGTATAATATTGCTCTTCTAGTAACTAACCATTATACACAGAAGATCGGCGTTGTATATGGTCCAAACAAAACTACAACTGGTGGCACAGCACTTCCTTACGCTGCTTCAGTTCGGTTAGACCTCAAAATTGAAGAACTTGAGATCGATAAAAAACTAGAAGCTATCGGAGCTAGCTCGGTTACTCTTAAAGCTACAACTATAAAGAACAGATGTTTCTCGCCGAGAAGACGAGTCACTTTTGTACTTGATTTTGAGAGAGGAGTTCATCGATTTAGTGGACTTTTCAAAATTCTTTTAGACTATGGAATTGCTAAGAAAGCTAGTGCTTGGTGTACACTTCCTTCTTGGGATCCAGAGCAAAAGTTTTACGCGAAGGACTTCGCAGATATAGTAGAAAAAAACAATCTGCTTCCCAAGATTCAAGAACTTCTAACTGAAGCTGTAAAAAGCGGAACTGATGAAAAAAATATTGCCATAGAGTCTGAAGTAATGGATGAAGTAATTGAAAAAGAAAGTGCTCTTGAACGTACAACTGAAAGCTTTAAAAAATCAAGAGGTAAGAAAGAATGACAGAATATGAGGCTAAAATCAGAACTGTATCTTCAACTATAAACGAGATGAGGGCTACATCTGGCTCGACATCTACGACTTTGATGTTTGCTTTTATTTCTATAATGTTGGCTAAGAATAAGATAACAGATAGTGACTTGGAGGTTATCTTTGACGTAGAGAAAAATCAAACTAAACAAACACTACGCAGTTTCTTTGATCAACACTATGGCGATCCTGATTTCGAACTTCAGAATGAAAAAGAGATGGAGGATGCTATAAAATTCTGCTTAGAATATGTTGATAACATAAAAGCGAATATAAAGTTAGCTGCAGAGCAGTTATCAACTACTAAGCGTAAGAAAAAAGAAAATGAAGTACTTGAAGAAGCTTCAGAATAAAAAGAGAGAATATGAATTATCGGTTTAAGCTATCATATGAAGAAGCGCTTCTTGTTCTTGCAGTAATAAATAAAACTTTGCAAAAGCCCTGTATGGAAGTGCAAATGAGAAAAGCATTAAAAGATTTATTTAATAAAATTAATGGAGCACTTAGTTTTAATGGGGTTCCTCCATTGCATTAGGAGAACGATATGAAATTTAAAAATTTTACTTATACCAAAAAGAAAGATGGTGAAACTAAGAATTATCTCGTCATGATTTTAAATGAAGATACAAATCATTTCGGTGGAATAGATCTGACTAAACTTAATGAAAAAGAAATATCAGAGATTGTAGAAATTCAAAAACAATATGAAAAAGCAATTCGGCCTTTCGAAGAAAAAGCTTATAGACTATTTCTAAAAGGAAACATTGTTAATGAGGTCGATACTGATTATCCGCAACAACTACCTGATCCTAAGTAGTGAAGATGAAGATTTTCTCGATGCGGTATACGACACTTTAAGTTTTAAAGACTCTTCTAAAGCTTTTACTTACGGTGGGCGATTTGATGCTAATAGAATTGTGACAGTTAGGTTCGCAAAGTTTGTAAAAGATTTAGACTTACCAAGCTTGAAGATACCCATAGGCTTTGTTGATTTTGTCCAATCTGTTTTAGAGGATAAAGAACATTCTACAATAGACGAAAGAAAACCTATACCCGAAGTAGAGATAGATCAAATAGAAAATCTCGAAGGTATAGAATTAATGGATCACCAGGTTGGTGCGATCTATACTGCTCTATCATATAGACGCGGCATAGTAATGGCGCCGACTGGAAGTGGCAAGACTGAAATATTTCTAGCTATTTTAAATATGTTAGAAAGTCCTTCGCTTGTTGTATTTAATCGACAACAACTAACTCAACAAACCGTAGAAAGAGCTCGAGAGCGAGGACTTGATGTGGGAATAGTTCAGGGTCAAAATATCGAAGAGAAAGATATTACTATGGCTACTATTCAAAGTATTCACAAAATCGAGAACATTAAGAAATACAAGAACCTTATCCTCGACGAAATACACAATGTAGCTTCACGACAATATCAAGAAATTTTAAAACTTTCACATTGGGAAAGAGTTTATGGTTTTTCAGCTACGCCAGTTAATCCAAGAAAGATAGATCTTAAGTCAGCCAAGATCATAGCTAACGTTGGATCTGTAATTTACAATATTGGCGCTAAAGATTTGATGGAAAAAGGAATCATTGCTAAACCAAAAATTTATATGGTTCCTATCAATATGCCCGACGATATAGATGATTTCTCTTACAGAGAGGCTGAAAAGGCTGGGATAATTTTTAATAAATACCGAAACAAAATGATCGCTAGCATCGCTGAACGACATCGAGGTGAGGGTGTTCTTATTCTGAATAAGTACGTAGACCAAGGCAAAGAGATTCAGAAACTTATACCTGATGCTCCTTTTATATGGCACGAAATTCTAGTTAAAGATAGACTTAAAATCGTTCAAAGATTTGATGATGGTGAAATAGAGATATTGATAGCTTCACGAATATTAGACGAAGGCATAGATATTAAGAACTTCAAAGTACTCATTATTGCTAGTGCTGGAATTAGTTTTATTAAGACTATCCAAAGACTTGGTCGAGGCTTACGAGTCACAGATGAGAAAAAAAACATTACAGTTTATGATTTCATAGATAATACAAATTTTAGATTGCTTAAACATTCAAGGTACAGAATAAAAACTTACAAGATGTTTGAGTATAAAGATATCATTGAGTTTAAGGAGATTGATGATGCCCATATTTGATTTTGAATGCCCCGAATGCCATATTATAAGAGAAGAGTTAATCTTGTTAAAAGGCACTGATATTATTTGTGAGTGCGGCACTAAGATGGATAGAAAGTTCCCTACTACAACCGCTATTAGATTTGGCGATAGTTTTATTGTCGGGACTGATAAACCATCTAAGGAAGTTTCACAAAAAATTGAAGAATTTCAAAAACATCCCGAGAAAGATCCTTATGGGAGATGGAGAGGTTAATGGCCGAAATAACAATTTGCTTAGAGGGGATAACTTATGAAATCCCAAAAAATAAAATTAAAAGCTTAAAACAGTGGTTAAATGAAAATTGTATAACTGAATCAACTGAAGAATTAATCATAGATTTAGAGACTACAAAAGGACTTGAAATAGAGTTCGATGAAACTAAAGAGAAGAAGGAGGAAGATAGTAAATAATCATGATTGAACAACAGGTCAGCAAAGAACTCAAGACTGAGATTGAAGAAGAAGAAGATCTCTACGAAGAACTTGAGAGAGAAGAAATTAAAGAACACAAAAAGAAAATAGAACATAGAAATACAAAAAGATTTATGAAAAGATAAGGGGCAAATTAATGGCAAGAAAAAGAATGATTTTAGGAGCCGGTCAGTGTGGTATGAAATTGGCCTATGAATATTATATTAAATTTTCTAACTCGAATGAGTTAGTAGCGCTAAGTACAAGTACAGAAGATTCAGTGAACATTCCAAAATCAAGTCTAATACAAATTGCAACTGAGGGAAGCGGTAAAAAATTTACCAATGGAACTGCTATTTGGCAATCTGCGCGAGAACGACTTCAAAGAGAATTTGAAGATGTTCAGCAAACAGATATCATTTATTTCGTTTCAGCAGGAGGCGGCAGTGGAAGTAGCTCAGTCCGACATGTTGCTGATATAGTTCTTAGCGATAACAAATTTAATAGGATATTTCTTGTCATGACTCTTCCGTTTGAATACGAAAAGCTTCCATTTAAGCCTAATGCTTTAAGAGCTATCAGTACTTTACAAGAAGATGGATATCTTGAGAAGATGAGCATTCTTCTTTTTGACAACGAAAAATTGTCTAAGCAATATTTCAATATAGAAAGGATCGACCGAGAAACAACTATAAATACAACTGATCTCAATAAAATTAATAATCATATTGTAAATTCAACTAGTTTAGTACTCGATATGATCAACACTTATCATGATCCTCGCAAGTTTTCACCTTTTACGATTGATGAAATTGAGCATGAATCTGTTATATTTTCTTATGGATTTATTGGAGTAGACTCTAGAATTTATGACGGAGCTGGGGCTGAGGTCAAATTTGATTATGGTAAAATATCAGATGCAAAAAACGTTATCATCGCTAAAGCCGTTAACTTAAGAGAGTCAGATAATGCAATCAAATCTACTTCGGGAATTTTCTTAGAGAAGGTCAAGATCATATCTAAAAAAGCTAAAAATGCTAGAATCATGTATGGTATTATTCGAACGGATCGCATTCAGAATGGAACTTTTATTATAATTGCCAACAATCTCGATGTTGGAAAATATGTTAATAAAATAAAGAACAAAGTAGGAAGCAACGTAGACGCTTTCTTGACAAAAGATAGCAGAGAAAAAGTTTTAACTAATAGAGAAAAGAGTTTATTCGACATATGAGCGAAGACAGTATTCTGCTTTGAAGATTATCGACATAATTATACCTAAAATGAAAAAAGGTTTAAATTGAGAATAAAATATTCTTTCAAAGCAATCGAAAATTTCTTAAAACATTATAACGTCGAATATAAAGTAATGAGTGATGGCGAGATAGCAATAAATTCTCCATTTTTGCATGACACTACGTTTGACTGTAGAATAAATCTCGACAAGCAATGTTACCACGATTTTGAAAGCGATGAGAGTGGGAATATTGAAAAGCTCATAGCTGAGTTAGCCGATACAGATATCGAAGAAGCTCGTAGGATTCTCCTCACTTTTGGTATAAGTGATATTATAGAAAAGCCCAAACTAAAAGAACCAGAGATAGTCGAAGTTAAAAAAGTTGAGATGCCTGCAGGTGCTTTCACTTTTACTAAAGATGATAACAGAGGCAATCTATATAATTTTAGAATGGCTCGATCTTTTCTAACAAGTAAAATGGTCGATTATACTTTGGCTAAAAAATATAACATTCGATGGACTGAAGCTTCTTTCATAACAACTAAAAAAGATCCTATCAAGAAGATGAATCTAAGTCATAGGATTATAATACCATCTTATGAAAACGAAAACCTCGTATACTTTCAAGCTCGCGATTATACTAGCAAAAGCACTATGAGATATAAGAACCCTCCTAAAGAAATACAAAAGAAAAGTATCATAGTTCCATTCTATGATTTATTATTACCCAATGAGATTTTATTTATAAGTGAAGGCCCCTGGGAGGCTATCCAATATGGCGGCACTTATATGTTGGGCTCGGTTTTATCTGATAGGCAGATTTATAAGATTAAACAGAAGAATCCGAAAGCAATATACTTTGTGCCCGACAACGACGAAACAGCGCGAAGAAAATTGGCTGACAATGTCACTTTACTAAGAAGATATCTGAGTTGTCCTGTTTATATCGTGAAATGGTGGATTGGAGATTACGCTAAATTCAAGGATCCTATTGATGCCAAAATATCTTTTGATGATTTAGTTAAGGTTGATTTTATAGAAGCCGATAGAAATGTTGAGCTTAAGCTAAAGCTGAGAGTTATATGATGCTTGAAGCTAATTTTAACTGGATTGGTGAAGGTTTCAATTATGGACAAAAAGTTAAATTCTTTTGCGTCACTAAAGAAGGTGTCGAGTTAATATATATAGTTTATAAAACAACTTCATTTAGTGATGAGTTTTTTAAGATTGAGAGAGTTCATAGATCAGCTGTTAGTGTAAACATTATTAGAGAAATAGAAGAACCTATTTTAGGAATTTTCATTATAAAAACTGACGATGAGTTTCGTAAGAAGTTCAAACGTAGTTATTACCTTCTAAAAATAATAACAGAGACTCAAGCTATAACTATTGGTGCTTATACTGACAATGATAGAAAAGTGAGCCCAGATAATCTTTATTTGCTTTGTGATTCTGATTTTATAAATATTCTCACCAGAATTAAAAAAGTAGAATTTATAGGGCAAATAGTTGGAACTGTTTTTGAACCACTCAAAGTTCTTTTTGACAAGAAAGAATTGGCATTAGAACTATTAAGGAATTAGCATAATTCAAGTCATGGAAAAAGAAAAAACATTAGATCTCGGAAAACTTGAATATCTTATTTTAAATTATTCGATAAAAGACAGATCTTTTTGGCTTAAAATATTTGAGCCAATTGAACCTAAATTTTTTGAAAATATAGAAAATCAAAATATATTCAGGTTCTTCAAAAAATATTTCGCAAAGTATAATCAAATCCCCGATGTTCAAATTACAATAAATGAATTAAGAAATGTAGATACTGAGATCATATCTCAAATTTATGGAGATTCACCAAAAGAAACTAAAGATTATATTTACGATAAAACCCTGAAGTTTATTAAGTCTAGTTTAATCAGAAATGCACTGATTGAATCAATTGATCTTTTGGAAAAGAATGAGTTTGAAGAGATTGAAGTTAAAATAAAAAATGCCGTAAAGTTCAATCTAGACGTTTCATTAGGTTTAAAATTAGCAGATGTTGATGAGAGATATGAGAAAATTAAAAATTTAGAGACAGAAAGAATACCTACAGGATTTCCACAATTTGACGTAATACTTAATGGAGGATGGGGACGCAAAGAACTTTATGCCTGTGCGGCACCTCCAGGAATAGGAAAATGTCATACTTATGAATCAGAAATTGAAATAGAAATCGAAGAAGAAGATAAAATTTATGATAAGATAAAGATATATCTCAAATCCTGACAGCGCAGCGCAAGTTAATATAACTATGGCATATAAAGAAAGAGAATCTATCTGTAAAATTTGCGGTAACAAATTCAAGAGCAGACAACTAAATCCAGCCACTTGTTCTAAATCTTGCAAAATGAAATTCATAAGCAAACAATTAAAATCTGAGAAGAAAACTATTGGGGAATGCGAACAGTGTCATAAAGAGTTTGAATATGTCCCAACTTCTCGCCACTCAATTTATAGATTCTGTTCACAAGATTGTCGTTACACCCATAGAGCTCAATATATAAAAGAGCACGGTAATTCAGAAGAAGCTAAAAAGAAAATATCTGAGAGCTTATCTGGTAGATCGTTAGTTGATCGAGGTTTTAGCAAAGAAGCGATTGAATCCTCCGTAGCTGCTTTAAAAATTGCTGGTAAAGAATGGAATGACTCAATAAGAAATAAAACTTATGAAGAAATTCATGGCGAAGAAAAAGCAAGAGAGATAAAGCGAAAATTCTCAGAAGATAGAATTGGAGATAAAAACTCATTTTATGATCACCATCACTCAATAGAAACTAAAGAAAAAATAGTAAAAAACAGAAACGGAAAACTTTACATTTTTGCTAATGGTATATTTGATGATGTAAAATGGCAAGGAAGTTATGAACTTCAGTTATTAACTTATTGCTATGATAACGGTATTCGAATCAAGCGGTTTGACAAGAAGCCAATAGAATATGTTTATCAAAACAAAACCAGACACTACTTTCCAGATTTTATTATTTTAGAAAATAAGAAAGAGATCATAGTAGAGTGTAAAGGATATAGCAACGAACAAAACTTAGTAAAAATAAAAAGTGCTTCAAAAAAATATAAAAAGAAATTTAAAGTATATAAAAGAAAAGATTTTCCTTTAAATCAAGTACCGGACAAAGACATAAATGCATGGTACAAAGTTATGCAACAAAAATATGGTGACATACTTGTAATCAAATATAATCCTCACGAGGCAAAAATTGAGAATTAGAGCTAAAATTAAAATTGGTGACTTAGTAGAAGCATTGGGCTGTAATAGTCCCGAACAAGAAATCAACATTTCTAATTCTACATTAAGAGTTAACACCCCTAAAGGATATCAAAAAATATTAGGGGTCAGAAAAACTAAAGAGTTACCTATAGTTAGATTAGAAACAGAAAGAAATATTTTAAGGTGTGCTACTGAACATAGAGTAGAAACATCTCTTGGATTTCAATTTGTAACAGAAGCAAAAGACGTTTTTACTAAAAATGGATTTCAAGTGTGCAAAATAATAACAGAAAATATAAAAGAAAATTGTTATGATGTTCAAATTGAAAACACGCACTCATACTGGGCTAATGAGATCCATAGTCACAACTCGATCTTTTTAGCGAACTGGGCCGTGGCAACTATTAAACAAGGATTTAATGCGTTAGTCTATACTCTAGAAATTTCTGAAGAACGCTTGAGCATGAGACATGACGCGATACTCACAAAGATCCACGTTGATGAGCTAATTTATGATATAGATAAAATCAAAGAAAAATATAAGAACTTCGCTAAAATAAGCAAAGCCAATCTTTGGGTCAAAGAGTTTCCAACTAAGTTAGCTTCGATCAACACTCTCAGAAGCCACTTTGAACAACTTTACACTTATGAAGATTTTCGACCTGATGTTATTTTCGTTGACTATGCAGCCTTATTAAAACCCTCGTTTCGGGTAGATTCATATGAAGATTTAAAAGCAATCTACGAAGAACTTCGAGGATGGGCAGTTGAGCTAGATATTCCGATTGTGACAGCTGCTCAAACAAATAGAACATCTCTCGATCCGAAGGGTGGCACTAAAGAAATTATTACCCAAGCTCAAGTTGCTGATTCACTTGGCATTGCGCAAACAGTCGATCTTTTTATGACGATAACTCAATCAAGAACTGAAAAAGAACAAGGTACTATCAACCTCTATATAGACAAGCACAGACACGGTGAATCTTCAAAAACTATTAAATACTATATAGACTACAAGAACTTTATATTAGATGAAATAGCGATTTAAAAAATCAAGATAAATCATATAATTGCTGGAGGGACGCTAATGCCAGATTTAAAAGATTTTCTTGACCTACTTAACGAAGCTGAGAATACCGAGAAGAAGCTCGATGAAAAGAGCACAGGGTTTCATACAGACATAGAGAAAGACACTGTAGACAACAAGAACTATCGCAAGATTCTTTTTACAGGTGACTATCTACAATTAGGTTTGATGTCAATCGAACCCGGAAAAGACGTTGGATTAGAAACGCATCCCGATACTGACCAATTTTTCAGAGTTGATGGTGGTAGCGGAGAAGCTACAATCGGAGGAAAGAAATATCCTCTAAAGGATGGAGATGCAATAGTAATCCCCGCAGGATCTGAACACAACATAACAGCTTCAGATAAGGGAATAAAGCTATATACTGTTTATGCGCCGCCGCACCACAAAGATAAAGTTATTCATAAAACTAAAGCAGATGCAGAAGCAGATAAAACTGATAAACCTCCAAAAGAAGCTTCGAATTAGTTTTATAATGGAAACATGAAAACTGAAGAGAAGTTTCAGTTATTTCAAGCAGCTCTCAAAAAATATAAAGACATAACTCCGTGCACTGGTAAAACTTGGGACGAATGTTATATTGAATATGACGGAGTTTTGCATCTTTACTTTAATACTACACTTCCAGGGAAAACTGAAAAAACAACTACAGTTATTAGTAGTACAAACCTTCGATAATGTCTTACAATAAAAGTATGACAATTACAGCTCGCTATCGACAAGAGGCATTTTCAGTAGAGCATAATAAACGACACTATACAGCTCTTCGGTTTGAAAATTTACAAGACGGTGGCATATCCTACAGCATAAAAGACGACGGAAAAATTTTTGCAAATGTAAATCCAAATACTACTACTTTCAAAATCATCGCAAACGCTATAGAATATAGGAAGAGCCCAAAGTCATGAACTACGGTTCTAAAAAGTTGATAATGGTTACCGGTGATAACAACAACAAGTTCTATAACATGAAAGACAACAACGACGGGACTTTCACAAGCGAGTGGGGTCGCATTGGTGCAACAAAAGACTCGACTACGTATCCCATAAAGAAGTGGAACTCTATTTACCGCAACAAAACTGGCAAAGGTTACAAAGACATCACAGAGATTTTCGCCGAGAAGATCGACGACAATGTGAACTTCGCTGATATTAAGGACAGTCAGATCTCTCGGTTAGTTTCTGCTTTACAATCTTACGCGAAGAAATCAGTCACAGAGAATTATACAGTCACTTCTGAGTCAGTCACTCAAAAGCAAGTCGATGAAGCTCAGATTATTCTCGATAAGTTGACTGTCCTCAAGGCTATAGATGTATCGCCTCTCAACGAAACTCTCATTGAACTTTACACTATTATTCCTCGTAGAATGAGTAATGTGAAGCATCATCTTTTTGGTAACGACATTGGTTTGGTACTCTCAAAAGAAAATCTTGAAAGAGTGATTGCTAACGAACAAGCAACTCTCGACGTCATGAGTGGTCAGGTTTCTACTAACACTAAAACAAAAGACGTCAACGATAAAGAACACAAAACACTTCTTGATGTTATGGGCTTGGCTGTCGAAGCAATAAACGATCAAGATCATCAGACGATTCTTAAACTTCTCGGTCCCAATGCTCGGCAATTCAAATCTGCTTATAGAGTCATCAACCTGAAGACACAAGATACATACGATAAGTGGCTTGACAAAGTTACAAACAAATCTGCTTATCTTTTCTGGCATGGTTCTCGCAATGAGAACTGGTGGTCTATTCTTGACTCTGGACTTCTAATCCGCCCTTCGAACGCAGTTTTCTCGGGAGCTATGTTTGGTCACGGAGTTTACTTTGCCGATAAAGCTCAGAAGTCAATAGGATACACTTCTCTTCGTGGAAGTTATTGGGCTGCAGGCTCTTCGAATCGAGCATATTTGGCTGTATTCAATGTTCATACGGGAAACTGGTTGAAGAGCCAACGACATGAAACTTGGATGTACGATTTAAATGAAAGTAAGTTAAAGAATCGAGGTAATTACGATTCGCTCTTTGCACTCGGTGGCTATGACCTTCGAAACAATGAATACATCGTCTACAACAAAAACCAATGCACAATTCAATATCTCGTTGAGATAGGAGACTAAATGATATAGATCTTCGACAGTAGTTTAAAACACTTTTGTAAAGAGCATAATATAGATATAAGAAATCTAACTATAAGAGGTTCCAGTAAAGGCTGGCGGCCCCTCAGAAAGGAGGCTAAAAACAAGTCATGTCAATAATCAATAGTTTGTTGGACACTGACTTGTACTGAAGTACAAGTTAACAATGATGCAAGCTGTCTTACATCAGTTTCCAGAAACTACAGTCGAGTATACTTTCAAGTGTAGAAATAAAGCGAACTGGAATGAGAATATAGTTCGCGAAATTAAAAAAGAGATTTACAACTTTTGTACTTTACGATTTCAACATAGTGAACTTGAATATCTGAGAAGTATCCGATTTCTTAAAAATGATTTCATTGATTTCTTAAATTTGTATCATCCGAACTACCAACACATTAAAGTTTTTTTAAATGAAGGCCAGCTCGAGATTAAAATCGAAGGGAGTTGGTTATTGACTATTTTGTTTGAAGTTCCTGTTCTCGCAATTGTAAATGAAGTATATTTTAGAGAAGTACCTCAAAAAGAAGGTATTAATCGGTTATTTAAAAAGTTTGAATTAGCTCGTTCTGTTAAAGACTTCAAATTTACAGACTTCGGAACTCGGCGAAGAATAAGCAAACAGTGGCAAGAAATAGTTGTTGAAAATTTTGCTAAAACTATTCCCGAAATCTTCATAGGAACTTCAAATGTACTTCTTGCAAAAGAGTATAGAATAAAAGTTATAGGAACTATGGCTCACGAATGGATTCAAGCTGGTCAAGCTATCGGAGTGAGGCTTATCGATTCTCAGAAAAGAATGCTTCAGGCTTGGGTTGATGAATATCGGGGAGACCTTGGAATAGCTTTGACTGACACTCTCGGAGTTAATGCTTTTATCAAAGACTTCGATCTTTATTTCGCAAAGCTATACGACGGAGTACGCCACGATTCTGGAGACCCAATTGAGTGGGGTGAGAAGATGATTGCTCATTATCAATCATTGGGTATCGACTCCCGAACTAAACTTTTTATATTTAGTGATGGTCTGACATTCGCCAGGGCCATAGAAATCTTCAAGCATTTCAGAAACAGAGTAAAACTTTCTTTTGGTATTGGCACGAATCTTACCAACGACTTTGCCGACATTGAGCCTTTGCAGATTGTTCTTAAAATGACTAAATGCAATGGTCGTCCAGTCGCGAAGTTATCAGATTCGCCGAGTAAAGGAATGTGTCAAGATGAAGCATATTTATTTTATCTAAAGAATGTGTTTGGAATATAAAAGGAATAGGCATGAAACTCTTCAGATGCAGACATAAGTTTGGTAAAGTAGAAAATGGTTATCAATATTGTCTCAAGTGCGGCAGAATGATTGTAGCTCCTTGTTCTCACAAGTGGGAAGATATAGAAAGAGTTAATGTATCAATGTGGAAAAATATCACTGGATATATCATAGTACAGTGCTGTTCACTTTGTACAGAGATTAGACAAGTACACATTGGAGAAACACGTGGGCACTGGCCTTTTTGAAGGGAGTTAAATATGTTCAAGAAAAAGAAAAAAGAAATTCCTAATTGTGCTATCTGTAAATGGTTGGTTAAAGGTTATGGTAGTCCAACTTGCTCAGCTATAGGCGACAGTTTTACGACTGTAGTTCATAATACAAGATTATGTAAAAATCTATTTCAGAGAAAAGAAACAAGATGAAAAAACTATATAGATATCCCTGTGATGGAATGATCGGTGGGGTCTGCGAAGGTCTTGGCAGATATCTTAATATAGAGCCCGGTATTTTACGTATTGTCTGGTGCGCACTCATAATAGGCTTAGGAGTAGGATTATTTGCTTATCTCGTTGCTTGGATATGCATCCCCGAATTGATAGAGGAAGAATAAGATCGACGCTATGAAAGAGTTAATATGAGCACTAAAGTATATGATGCATATTCTTATTCTGGCACTCCAGAGGAGTTGATGCAATGGTTAATAGAGTTTCGTAGTCTCTACGAAGAAGTTGCAATTGCAGAACTTCAACCTCTGTTTAAAACCGAAGAAGCCCTTTTTCAAAGAGACGCTGACAGGTATAAAAATATGAGTTCGCGGACTCTTGAGAAAATTTCTAACGAAAAACTCTTCGAAGATATAACGAATTATTTTAATACGCAGCGGGCGTTAGAGGCATTTATTGATAGCCAGCTAAACCATCATCTCAATATTGATTCATCGGTCGTGGTCTATTTCTATAAAAGCAAAACCGTTGTTCAGTTTTTCGGTCTAGACTTCGGATTACGTAATTATACAAAGAAACTAAGAGAAGAAATAAGCAGCAATAATAAGTTTTCTGATTACTCTTATTGGAATAACACCGATAAACCAGACAAAGTCAGTGAAGAAGAATGGGATGAGCGCGAAAAGTTTTATGATGACCTGACTGAACAATATCATTGTTTTAATTCCTTTGGCCTTGTTTATGAGCTTTCAAACTCAGAAACTTTATTGCATATTTGTCATACGATAGCGGAGAATCGTAAAAAAGAAAAACGGGAGAAGTGAAATGCAAGAACTGGGAAGATACTATCTTCATGTTAATGGTGATTTAATATTCAAAAGAGCATTAGTCTATGAGATGGATCTACAATATTTTGATAGTCCTTTCGTAGTGAAGACGTGGGTTATACCGAAAGAATCACCGACTGGTAATGCAGAAAAAGATATTCATTATATTATGGATTTTTTACTAGAAGCGCTTACCCTATCAGAGGATAAGGAGAGAACTAAAATCAGGGTGTACGAGATATGTGATAAGCAGGGTTTTTTGAGAACAGTGCCCGACGAAATAGTTAAAGCGTGGGAGAGTAAAAATAATGTCTAAGGCAACTTATATTTCATGTATTTATAATTGGGGAAGAAAATGGAAAGAAAATTAGCTAGCATTCAAATTATCAAAGAAATCAATCTAATTCCCGACGCTGATGCAATCGATCGAGCTACTATTCTTGGGTGGCAATGTGTAGTCAAGAAGGGTGAATTCAAAGTTGGCGATCTTTGTGTTTATTGCGAAGTCGACTCGCTTCTGCCAATAAAACCTGAGTTTGAGTTCCTTCGTAAGAGCTGCTTCAATTCTCGTCTTAATGGATTTAGAATTAAAACAATGAAACTAAGAGGCCAAATATCTCAAGGCATCGCTTTTCCTCTTTCTGTTCTCCCGCCTACGCTTCAAATATTTCCTCCTGTTGAGGATTCTGATGTTAGTATAGTCCTCGAAGTTCGAAAGTATGAAGTCCCGATTCCCGTATGTCTTGGCGGTGAAGTAAGTGGCAATTTCCCATCTTTCATTCCGAAGACTGATGAAACTCGCATTCAATCTGTACTTAATGTACTTAATCGTCATCACGGAGTTCCTTTCACAGTAACTGAAAAATTAGATGGTACTTCTTCTACTTTTTATATTAAAGAAGGAACATTTGGTGTATGTGGTAGGAATTGGGAGTTCAAGCCTGGAGTGGAAAATGTTTATTGGGAAATAGCTAAAAAATATGACCTTGAAAACAAAATGAAAGCTCTTGGTGCTGGTGACTTCGCAATTCAAGGTGAAATTGTGGGTCCCGGTATTCAGAAAAACAAATACGCTTTATCTGAACATAAGCTCTTTATTTATCATGCTTTCGACATTTTAAGCCATACATATTATTATCAAATCGGAGTTGAGAACGTTTGTTATTACCTTGGAGTTCCGATGGTACCCGTTCTTGAAAGGAATTTTTTCCTCAATGAAAAAATGAGAAGCGTTGAAGAAGCAGTTAATTTCAGTAGTGGTCTCTCTGTTATCAATAAAAATATTCAGAGAGAAGGTATTGTAGTTAAGTCAGCGCTTGAAATGACTGATCCCGAATTAGGGCGACTTTCTTTTAAGGTTGTCAATCCAAACTTTCTTCTTAAATATGAAAAGGACGAAGAATGAAAAAATTCTTGAGCTGGTTAAAAGCTGTGATAATTGTAATCATTGTGGCCCTATTAATTGGCTTCGGAGTATTTGTTTCATATAAAATCTATTTTGCTGCACATCCAAACGCTCCTCTATGGACATGGTTTTTACATGGAGAATCTTAAATGAAAGTGTCGTTAATTTTGTTGACTCTTTTCGCGTTAATTTTAGTAAGTTGTGAGAAGCAACACCCAACTACTTTCACGGGTAAAATCATTAAAAAAGAAATTATAAAATTAGAAACTAATCATAGTGCTTTTCAGTACAACATAACTTATATACAGTTTCACAATAATGTTTATCGTACTAAGAATGATACTGTATATTTCATGTATAACGAGGGAGATGAAATAACATTCCAGACTTGGTCTAAAGAACCTTGGAAAAGTGATCCCCCTATTATTTATTTGACCAACCACAATAATCAATCTGTCGAAATAGAAAGGTGATAACATGGAAATTTGCAGAAACGGAAATCATACTCTCATAGAAATAATGAGGAAGTACGTTGGCTATGACACAGATCATGTAGTAAGATGGTGTACTTTTTGTGGTGCAGTCGTAGTCGACGTAGAAACTGACAATAGATTGATGAATCATTTTGAAGAGATGCGGTTTCCCAAATTAATGGATCTTCACATGAAGAAGTCATGAACGATATAATCGATAGAATAGAAAGACTCGGTTATATTCAGCAAGTGAAAAAGTTGAAGCGCAAGTCTAATGAAGGTTCTGACATATATACAGATGAAGCGATAGAAATGCCAGATGAAAAAGGCCAGAAAATAAATGAAAAGAGAATTACTGATAGGAAGCGGTCCCAGTCGGGTTAAGAAAATAACTACAAACGGCTCTAATGTGCAAATCCATCTTAAAGAGTGGGAAAATCTTACAACTTTAGATATAGATCCTAATTGTGGGGCTGATGTAATATGGGACTTAGGAGTTTTTCCCTATCCATTCGAAGATAATACTTTTGATGAAATTCATGCATATGAAATATTAGAACATTTGGGATCTCTTGGAGATTACAAATTCTTTTTCAAACAATTCGAAGAAATGTGGAGAATTCTTAAACCCGAAGGTTTGCTCTTTGGCTTAGTCCCTGGGCCGAAGTCTCCTTGGATTTGGGGCGATCCCGGTCACACAAGAGTAATAACGCCAGAGCAACTCCAATTCCTTGACCAGAGCTTTTATGAAGTTGATAGCGAAGGTAATTTTATGAAAGTTCAATCAAATTATTATCAGACTATTTACAAAGGAAATTTGCAGACAGTAACTAAAGTTTTTGAAAATGATTATAAGAGTTTTTTGTTTATGCTTAAAGCTATTAAATAAGGGGAAAAAGATGAAAAGATTACTTGTTGTTTTATCAATTTTGATAATTCTCGGAATCGCTTGCACTTCTTTTGCTGAAGAGTATAATGTTCTTATCGGAGCAGTTCGGGGATATAATTGGAGCTCGATGATGGCAAATGAAAAGGCCGGCTATGTTCTTGGACTTCTTACTGGTTTTGAAGTTATTAGAATTAACATGTATGTAGCAGTTACAGCAGAAGCAGCAGCCAAAGGATCTTCGCAAAAGAGACTTGATAAAACTTATGAGAAAGTAGATAATTTGACGTTTCTCGGGAAAGAGACAGTTGGTCAAATGATAGCGATGTTAGATATTTATTATGCATTTGATGAAACGCAAGATGTTCCAGTCATTCAAGCGTTATCAGATATTTACAAAAAGAATTGGATTATGAACTGGTAAATTATGATCTGGATAAACTTCGGTCGATGGAGCTGGAGTGCTAGAAAATTCTTTTGTTATGAAAGAATTTATTTCAAAGGCTGGAAGTGGACTCCTTTTTGCTATGTTGAAAAGAGGTATAAACCTCAGCACTACATAGTTTGTGTAAAGCTTCGTTGAAGCTTTATTATATACTAAAGCCTAACCAAGAATTAGGTGAACCAAGATTAGGAGGCGTAAATGAGTTACAAGACGTTGCAAAATTCGGATGTCGAAGCAGCCGTAGATGAGTTGCTCGACAAGAATGGGAAGGTGACTTCCCTGGAAGTAAAAGAGAATCTTCGAAGCAAGGGATTTTGGGCGACACAAGCCATCGTTGGAGTAGACAAGTCGATGAAGCGGTGAGAATCGAACGTGCGAAGGATAGGAAAGAGATTGAATTGCTGAAGGATGAAATTGAAAAACTGCGGCATAAATTATTGGGATATTAAGGATGCCGGTAAGGAGGGGGAGATGGCGCAGATGACACCGTATTTATGGGTAGTTGAGAGATTGGTAAAAAACATTTGGATGCCTACTTACGGAGTAAGTTTCAACAAAGTTAATGGGATGTGTGAACTTAGGGAACTCAGGAAAGCTA